AGATATATCCATTACCATCATGGATAGGACCTTCCAGAATCTCCAATTTGTAATCATCATGTTCACCTTCAATTACATCCGGGTGAGCATAATAACCTTCATCCAATTTAATACGGAATGGTGTTCTGCCAAGACCTGGTTTTGAACCAACGGCATCTAAACCATCCAATACTTCTACTGAGCGAAGGAATTTCTCTTGAGCACCTACTAGTTTCCAACGATAGATTTCATTATCTATTTCTATCATTTTACCCTTAGCTTGTGTCATACCAATCAATGGCTTACCATTGAAACGGTCAGTTGAAGAGAACAACTGTCCCATATATTTATCGAAGATATGGGGTTTACCACTATCATATGCAGCGGCGAGCATGTCTGAATCGAAAAAATTTCCACCAAATCCTTCATATACTTTAGTTTGAATTTGGGTTGTCCAGTTAAACATATTTGTTTCTTAATTTAGTTAGTTAATATTGTTTTTTAATTAAAGAACAGAATTCCAATCAAATTCTCCTTTCTTTGTACCATCTGAAGCAGAACCTCCTTTAAATCTACTAGTAGATTGAGTAAGCTGATCAAGCTTATCTTTTAATCCTTTAGTAACTTTAGTTTCAGCACTTTTACTCAGATTGCTAAAGTTGAAATAGAACTCTCCAGTTTTTTTATCCTGCTCAAGTCTGTTAAGAATATCTGAAAGTACAAGAGTAAGTTTTGGATCTTGTAAAACTACATTATTAAGTCTATACTTAAAATCAGTAGTTTTAGAACCATCTTCCAATTCAATTTCAGAATAAAGAGATCTAAGAGCTTTTGGTTTAGCATTTTTACCTATAACATATCCACCTCCAAAGTCTTCTGTTTTAGATAAAGTTTCATTTAGAATCTGCCACCTTTCTTTCTCTACTCTCTCTCTTTTTTCTTTTTCTTCTTTTGCTTTTTTAGTTAAGGCTAATTTATCTTGATTATCCAGTTCTTTAAGTTCATTAAAGGCCTCTTTAGATTCTGTATCAAGCTCAAGCAAGTTATCTACAAACTGAACCTGCTTTTCTGCTTTTTCCTCTGTAAAGCCTTTTCTTATATAGAAAGCTTTTAACACTTTCTTTTGATCTTCTTTATCAGTAAGATCAATATTTGCTAAATCAAGTGATTTAGATTGTATATCTCTAAAAGACTTTACATCTTTACCACCAGTAAGCATATATTCAAGTAATTCTCTGCCATCTTCAGGAAGACTATTCCATAGATCTTTTGCTACGGTTTGTCTTCTATATCTGTCAGATTCTGCTATTGCTTCTTCAAACTCTTCCTCTGTAGTAGGTTTTTTATAGTCTTCAGGCAAGTGCAGATAACCAAGCTCAACAAGACTATCAAATTTCTTTGAAAGGTCATTATCTTCTTCATTATCCTGAGAATTTTCATTCTCATTGGATGCTGACTTGGTAGAATTTTCAATAGTAAGGTTAGTATCAGAAGAGTCATCAACATCTTCTTCATTTTCATCTGCTTGATCCTCAATTGGATCAGCATCTTTTGCTTTAGCTAAAGCAGCTCCTTTATCATAAAAGGAGGCTCTTGCGTTCATTATTTCTGGTGATTCTGTTCCATCAAACATTATCAGACCATTCTTATTGTTATCTTCCATAACTTTACAAATATACAAAATTTTTTGTTATTTTTCAAATATTTTTTGACTATCAAGAATGATTGTTAAAAACTCTATAGCCATTTCTTATATAAAAATTGTTACTTTTTATTTGTAGAAGAAGGTTTCTTTTTAGCTGCAATCTTTTTAACCTCTACTTCCTTCTCTTTTACTTTTCTATCAGCTTGTCTTTCTCTGATTTCATCAGCATGTTTTTTAGCTTCTAAGGCTATTCTCTTATCTTCCTGGTCTAATTCTTTCTGTTTTATATTGATATCGTGTTGTAATTGAGCAGCTTCTATAGGGTCAGGTACTCCATCTTTATCAACATCAAGATCTTGCTGTAACTTATAAACATCCATGGCTTTAAGTTCTTTTTCATGCTCATACTTACGTTCCTGCATGTTCCATTCATGATCTTGTTCATCCTCTCTGGCTTCAATCTGCATTTGGTTAATTTTCTCCTGACTTTGTAATTGAGCCTGCTCGTTCTGTTGAGTTAATTGTTCTCTAATATTCTCAAGTTGCTTAATTTCGCGCTTATATGCTTCAATAGAAGTATGTTGGAACATTCCAATAACATCAGATATTTTGTATCCATTCTGCATCATTGGTTGAGCAAGAGCTCTTATAGCCTGAAATGTTTCATTATCTTTTATAGAATCAGTAATAAACACTCCTACATCAGCATTAGTAAAATCATCAGGTCGTAACTCCAGAACACCTCTTGAAAGGTCATCCAGTAGGTAAGGAATCTTTTCTTTATTTTTCCATGTTTTTATAGCTACTTCTACCAAAGAAGTTAAAACCTGTTCCCATAATAAATTATGACTAAGAAACAATAATTCAGTTACAGTACTTGACTGCAATATAGCTGTTTGAGTGCCTGTTACAGATTCCTGTGGATTTGTCTGTCCTTCTCTTTGTCTACTTATACCTACAGCTTCACCTATTTGTTCATCAATAGAAGCAAGAATAGTTATATAATTTACTATATGCTGAACTGTAGATCTTTGAGTTTCATATACTCCTTTTTGTCCTGATTGAGATCTTTGATTTGCTCCTTCTGCATTCTGATTAGGATCATAAAAGTTTAATCCCATATTGATATAATGCATGTATTGCTCTTTAGTAAGCTTTACAGGAATCATTGACATATCAATATTAATTAATGGTGCCTTATCTGCAGCTATAAGCTCTTTTAACTTATGCATTATAATAAAGTAAAGAAACTGGAAAGGTCTCATTCTATCCATTGGAGCAATATTAGGAGCGTTCATAGCATTAAGTACAATACCATGATATCCTAACTTAACTTTAAATGGATTCTCATTACTTCTGAATTGATGTTTCTTAGGTCTTATATTAACAAATATTCTACCTGCTATTCTTACACCTTCCCATACTTCAGGTATCCATTTCCACTCTAATTCACATACAATACCATCTGCTTCTTCAAATACATATTTTACTTTGGTTTTGTTATTAACTTTATCTTCATAACGAATTGTTTTAGCATTTGATGGAATTTCAAACAATTCATCAACCATGGTCATTTGTTTCTTACCATCCTGGTCAATATATGTTTTAAAACCTACCTTTCTTTGAGATCTCCATTCACAGTGTAATACTTCAATATCTTCAAAGGTACTCATTCCATAAGAACCTTCAGATACAGGACTATTAGTTCCTTGTCCCATGTATCTCCATTCAAAAGAAGTATTTAAACCTTTATTATCATATTCCTTTCCTATTAAATCTCCCCTTATACTATCTGCTTTAGAGTAATACTTTTCAAGGATCTTTAAATCATCCTCGTGCATATCATCTCCATACTTCTCATATATTTCTGATAGGCTCATTCTGGTAAGATAACCAGCATACATACCATCCTGAATATATTCAATCTCAGGAGATTTATGATAAAATACTTTAAGAGAGTTAAGAATCTCTACTTTAGGTTCACCATTTACTTCACCTACATATACAGTTTCAAGTCCAGATAAATTAAGATGTTTAAAACCATCATTCTTCTGTTTTTTAATATTCCACTTTCTTTCAAGTATTCTTAGTATCTTATCTGAAGCTATTTCTGCAGCAGGTCTCCACTTAGTAGATAAATATTCATCTATCTGTTGAGGACTAAGTATTGAATCTACTTTTTGTTTTATTTGTTGGTCATGTTGCTCTAAAGCCTGCATTTTTTCCATCTCTGACATACCTGTAGTATCTGGAGCTGGATTATTAAGCTCTTCCTGCTTTTTTAACCTTTCAATTTCTATAGCAAGACTATTATAGATAAATTCCTCATGCAATCTATCTTTTTCTCTTGTATATTCATTAGCTGCCTCTGAATTTACAAGTAATGCAAGATAAGAGAAAGGTCTTTTCCATTCCTCACCTATGAGATAATTTATCTTATTATATGTTTTATTATAAGGCTGAATTATATCTCTAAACTCTTCAGGAGTTATTCCAAATGGATCACATTCTTTATCAAAATCCTTTTGATCAATTTGATTGTTATATAATCTGTAGTTTGACAACATTCTGTCAAAATCAGAAACAGATTGTCTATTCTTATCAGGGTTAGCATTATAATAGTTTATATGAGCTACTGTTGCTAAAGCATTAACACAGCTTTTTCCCCATTCATTATTTTTACTTACCTTATAAGCATATGATTCCCTCTGATTAGGTAATCTATTTGAAATAGTTGTAATCATTATCTTTTTTGTCTAAATTTACTATTTAAAAAATCCAATATGTCTTCCTCTTGTTTTTGTTTTGTACTGTTTACGTATTGGTTGTGAGTTTCTTCAAGTCCTACTACACATCCCATAAATCCCATGACAGCATCAAAGTTACCATCTCTATTATATGAGATTATCTGCTTTAATAACATTCTTGATTTTATCAAATGTATATTTCTTATTTTTTGACCATCTTCATCTTCTCCTCTTGCTTCAAGTAACCAATCTCTAAGATATATCTCTGATTCTGCTTTTATCTTATCATTTGACATTGGATAACCATAGATTAGATTACCACCTTTAGTAAAAGCTTCTGTCTTTGATAATATAGTTTCAGGTTGACTGGCAAGAGCTATTAATTTATGTTTCTTTTCAAAATATTCTTTTGTATTACCTACAGCATTCTCAAAGAAAATTCCTCTTGGAGGACTACCATAAAACATCCATAATTTTTCAAGAATTTCATTTACTACTCTTCTTCCACCTTCAGGTCTACCTATATACTCAGCTACTATTTCATCATGTCCTAAAGTACCAAAATACTTTTTATTTTTAAGAACATATATAGAAGCTAATGAACCACCATCCTCATCATTTTTAAAAGGGTCATGACTTAATATATATAAGTCTTTAGGAACTCTTCCATTTATTTCTATAGGAAATTCATATATTATAACAGCACCTTCTCTATCTGAATTTGGTTTAAGAGGCCAGTCTGTCATAGGTTTCATTTTCTTATCTATGTCCACTATATAATCAACACCTCTTGGATGATCAGCATTAAAATATAACTCTACTACTGTTTCATTATATTGGAATCTATTATCTCTTTCAAGCTTGGCTAATGTTTCCATAGCTTCTGCAACAGGTAAAATATTCCCTTTTTTAACAAGGAACATTTCAGACGGCACAATAGGATTGTATTGTAAATATGCATCTAATGCAGTTGCAGCATTCTTTCCTCTTTTTATTTTATCTCTTACAGCAAGTTCTTGTTGTAAAGCATATTCTTCACGAGTATTACCATATTCATCTTTATATTGTGGCTTACCATGAGTAGCTGGTGAAAAGTAAGCAATCTTACCTTTACCTTCCCATACATCTTCAAATGCAAGTAAATTATAGGTAAAAGGATCATAGAACATTTTTAAAGCATCTATAGTTCCTTTATCCATATCACCACCTGTCCCAAGATATACACAACTTCCAAACTTTCTGGTACCTGTTTTCATTGTTTCTACATCAGCTTCCTGAGTAGCTACAAGATTTGAAAACATACCTATTTCTTCTTTTACAAGTACAGCAGGTCTTGTACCTTGTGCAGCAAATGGATTATCAGCATAAGTTCTATGTTTTATTTTAGAACCTGTACCTTTCTCTTTCCATGTTCCACCTTCTTTCTTTTTATACTTTGCTTCTACTTCTTTACCAGATTCCCAAGAACCTTTATACTTTTTATCAAAAGGTGAAGGATAATATTTATCTCCTATTTGTATACCTCCAGGAAGATTTTCCAAACTTAATCTTACCTTTTTTAATAAGTCTGTAGAATACTTAGCATCACCTGCCCCAACTACTACTTCAGTAGCTGAAGGATTTTGTATAGCTTGCTGAGTGTATTCTTTTAATCCATCAAAGAGAAATTCATGTAAAATCATACCATTAGCAACAAAGTATGATTTACCAAAACCCCTGTTTCCCATGAACATGAAATCTTGTGCTTCATGTAAAAAGCAAGGTTTACCAAGATTAGTATTTGATTTTCTTAATACATCTCTTATCTTTGGTAAATTATTTAACTGTATTTCTTCTTCTGGAGACAATACTTTTTTATAACCATATAAATCATCAAGACTTATTATCTTCTTATTATTTAACTCCTGAATTTCTGGTTGTTCAGAAAAGCCTGCTAAACCCCTTGCTTCTACCCAATTATATGAAATCTCCCAAAAGATATCCCATAGTTCAGGACGTCCAAGAGATTTTGATGTAGCATATCTACCTTTATTAAGTAATATCGATCCGAAATTAATATAAAAATATAAATTACCAGGCATCCATTTACCACATTGCCAATAACCTTCTATACATCTTCTCTTTTGCTCTCTCCAATACTCTTCATATTCATAGCTAAGAGGATTTAGTTTAGGTATTTCTTTCTCAATAAAGAGTTGATTATTAATTAGCATTATATTCTACCTGATTCACTTAAAGATTCAACAGCACCACCTTGTACAGATCCACCTGCTTCCTCTTTATCAACTTCATTCAATATCTTTATATACTCATCCCATATCTTTTTGGATGCACTCATCATATCATCAAGCATCTTAAAAGTATCTGCGTCATATCTTAAAGAAGCTATAAAGTTAGACCTTTCTTCAAGCTTTAATTCCCAGTTGCGTAAAAGCTTTCTTGCTTTACTTGTAGTAAGATCTATTATAAAATTAATTTCAATTTCATATAGTGTCCACTGAAAAGAAGAATCTTTAAGATAATCTGTAGCTATCAAAATCTTTCTTTCTCTTTCAGGTAAATCTGCATATCTACTATCTTTATGAACAAGCATATAGATTGCATTCATTATCTTTGAAGAGTCTTCCTTCTTTTTAGATTTATCTGAATCATACAAAGATTTAAGTTTCTCTGCATATTTTAATTCAGGATTTAACTCCCAAAAATTAAAGTCAGGATTGAAAGCTATCATTATTTAACAGGATTTATAAAACCAATCAGATTCAATCCAGCAGGTTGTAAAGGAGCAAACAAACTATGTGAATGTTTAGCTACTATATAACCCTCCCTTCCTTTACCATCATTAGTATTTCCTTCAACTGTTTTATAATTAGTGTCAGTTGTTTCAACAACAATACCTATATGACCTTTCCATGTATTACCATATCTCCATACAGCAAGATTTCCTACTTCAGGAGTTTGTGATACTTTATATCCTGCCAATTCAAAGTTTTTATATGTAGCAGTTGCAGAACCTGAAAATAGTTTATCAAATTCTTTTACTTTTTCAGGATAAGCTTCTTTAGCACATGCTTCTGCAAAAAAAGAGCACCATGCTAAACCTACATCCCAACCAACTTCTTTCAATTTCTTTTCAAACTTTTTATCATTAAATCCTTTGTTTCCTGATATTTCAGTTTGTCCAATATACTTCTCTGATACTTCTTTTAATTTATTCATTACCAATGTCTTTCGTAATTAACTTCAATATATGCTTCTATTTTTCTTTCAGGTAAGATCTTCTCACCTTTATATGTTACTTCCAGATCTGTAAGATGATTTTCTTCAAACCTTTCTATTTGTTCCTTAACATCAGGATATTCTTCAAGTAACTTATCTATTGCTTTTCTGGAGATCCAGAATTTTAGTCTTCCTACTTTAATATTGTCATAGCTGACATTTATTAATCCAATTGTTTCTTTTTCCATTTTGCCAAAGGACATTCACTATTTGAGTCAAGTGTTTTTGCAGATAAATTACATCCACAACCTTTTCTAACTTTCCCAGTTTCAATATTTATACCTGTTCTATTAGTCATACAGGTATTTTGTTCTCTCATGTGACAACTATTACAGATTATCAACCTTTCTTCTGCCATTTGTTTTAAATCATCTGGTAGAACATCAAATCTGTCTCTTAAAAGATTTGCCCATCCTGTTATTATATTTATAATCGCCATTATTCTTCTTGATTTGAAAAATCATCTCTTTCTTCTTCTGTATCAAAAATATATACTGTATTTCCTATAATAGTATATATCTTATCCAACAAAAAATTCTTTATCTATATCATTTTCAATATACTGTTCCATTACATTTTATTACAATAGTAGCTAATTAATTCTAAAGTGTTTCCTACAGCAGCGGGAACAATAGTAATATATAAATATTGATTGGTGCTAAAATCTACACTATTAGCAGTGTAAGTATTATAACCAGATACATCTGTAAAACCTCCTGTCGTTGCTGAACCAACGATAGAACCAGAAGCAC